ACTAAAAAAACAGGCGTTCGTAGAAAACGTGGTGGCGGTGGTATTACTAAAAAAACAGGCGTTCGTAGAAAACGTGGTGGCGGTGGTATTACTAAAAAAACAGGCGTTCGTAGAATGCGTGGTGGCGGAGGCGTTACTAAAAAAACAGGCGTTCGTAGAATGCGTGGTGGCGGAGGCGTTACTAAAAAAACAGGCGTTCGTAGAATGCGTGGCGGTGGCGGCGTTAAAAAGAGATAGATTATGGCTACTTCAGGTTCTACAAACTTTGAGTTAGACGTAAGCGACTACATTGAAGAAGCTTTTGAAAGATGCGGTTTAGAAGTAAGAACGGGAAACGACTTAAAAACAGCTAAACGCTCTTTAAATTTAATGTTAGCAGAATGGGCTAACCGAGGGCTAAACCAGTGGACGGTCCAACAAACGTCAATTACGGCAGCTTCTGGCGTTACAGAGTACCCTGCAGGGACCTTAACTTTAATTGCGGCTTCTTCTTCCGGTTTTACTGTAGGAGAAACGGTGACGGGGGCAACTAGCGGCGCAACTGCTACGATAACGTCTTTACCAGCTGCTTCTTCTGATTTTTTAGCCAATACGTTGGTTATTACCATACCTGTAGGTACTTTTGTAGCATCTGAAACAATAACGGGAGGAACAAGTTCAACTTCGTCCACTGTTTCTACGGTCCCTAGTTTTGATAACGTTAGGTCTACTATAGATATACTATCTTTAGTTGTAAAAAGAGATGACACCGATTTTGCCGCAGAACGTTTAAGCAGAGACTCGTATTTAAACATACCTAACAAAGCCAGCACGGGAAGGCCGTCTCAGTTTTTTATAGATAGGCAGATAACCCCTACATTAAAAATATGGCCCGCCCCGGAAAACAATACAGATGTTTTTGTTTTTAACCGTTTGGTTAGAATGGACGATTCAGATGCTTTTACAGACAATTTAGATGTTCCTTTTAGGTTTTACCCTTGTTTGGCGGCTGGATTAGCGTATTACTTAGCTATAAAACGCGCTCCAGATCGAATTACTGTCCTAAAAACTCTTTACGAAGAAGAAATGCAACGAGCTATTACGGAAGATAGGGACAGGGCTTCTTTTAATATAGTTCCAAGTTTAAGTTACACTAGGTTTAACTGATGTCTAAATTTGCAACAGGTAAAAACGCTTTAGGTATTTCAGATCGTTCTGGGTTTGCTTACCCTTTGAATAAAATGAAAAAAGAGTGGAACGGTTCTTTAGTTGGTCACGATGAGTGGGAACCTAAACAGCCTCAACTGAACCCCTCTCGAAAAGTAATAGACCCTGAAGCCCTTAGAAACGCTCGACCCGACAAGGCAGAAGCGTTAAACGTTTATGTTTTAACACCTATCCCTGAAATTGCAAACTTTTTTCCGGTTCTTTCTTTGGGAAAAGTAGGACAAGTTACGGTGACCACATCATGAGCTTTACATATTCTGGTTTAAAAACGGCAATACAAGATTACACAGAGAACGAAGAAACTTCGTTTGTTTCTCATTTAAACGATTTTATAGAACTAACAGAAGAACGTATTTTAAAAACAGTTCAATTAGATTTGTTCAAAAAGAACGTTTCTGGAACTTTTACCTCTTCTAATCAATTTCTAACCGCCCCTACAGACTATTTAGCTCCTTTTTCTTTATCAGCTACAAGTAGCAGCAATAAAATATTTTTAGATTACAAGGATGCAACGTTCATTCAGACGGTAAACCCAAATAGTTCTACTACAGGAACACCTAAATATTACGGAATTTACGATGTAGATACGTTTATCATCGCGCCTACCCCAGATTCTTCTTATGCAGCGGAACTACATTATTTTTTTAGACCCGCCAGTTTAACCGCCGCAGGAGATAGCGGAACTACGTGGTTAAGTGAAAATGCTAAATTTTGTCTTTTGTACGGGTGTTTAGTAGAAGCGTATACCTACATGAAAGGCGAAGCAGATATTTTAGCAGAGTACAATAAACGTTTTTCAGAAGCAGTCATTGCTTTAAAAATGTTTGGAGAAGCGAAAGAACCTCAAGATATTTACAGGACAGGTCAAGTTATTAGGCAAAGACAATGACACAAGCACTAAGCATGGAATTACCGCCTACTTTTAAAGTAGACGTACAAACAACCAATAACCGGGGGTTTACGCCCGAAGAAATAGCAGAACGGTGCGTTGACCGCATAGTTTCTGTATCGGACCACGCAGATCCTATGGTTAAAGCTCAAGCTCATGCCTACAAACAAGAACTAATAAAAACCGTTACTTTTTACATGAAAGAGGCTATAAAGAGTGATAGAACAACGGTTTATAATGCGTTAATAGATGCCGCACAACCCGAATTAGCGGAATTGATAAGGAGACTTTAAATGGCTTTTAGCGGAAATTTTATGTGCAGCAGCTTTAAAAAAGAACTTTTGTATGGCTGCCACGATTTTAAAGGAGACACGGTAAAAGTAGCTATGTACACAAATAGCGCGTCTTTTACAGCGGCTACCACAGCATATACTACAAGTAACGAAGTTACAGGAACGGCATACACTGCTGGAGGAAACACGTTAACTAAAGTTGACCCAACCTTATCTGGGACAACCGCTTTAACGGATTTTGCAGACAGCACTTGGGGATCTTCGACTATATCTAACGCTCGCGGAGCGTTGATATACAACAGTACGCCAAACACTACCTCGCTTAGTGTTACCAATCCAACGGTGGTTGTTTTAGACTTTGGTGCAGACAAATCTTCGTCTTCCGGGGATTTTGTAATTGTTTTTCCTGCGGCGGATGCGAGTAACGCAATTATACGGATTGCTTAAATGAGCGGAGTAAACGCCTATGTAGCTGGTTGGAATAGAGGATCTTGGTCTTCTGGTCCTTGGAACCGAAGCGCGGTTCCTATAGCAACAGGCGCTGTAGATTCTGTTACAGTAGTACAGGGTACGGGTGTAAGTGTTTCGGTTACAGGTAGCACAGCAACAGGAAACGTAGGCGCTGTTACTACAACTAACGTAACCAATGCTTTTGCTACAGGTGTTGCAGCTACCGGGTTAAGTGGAGGCGTACTAGTTTGGAGTCCAATTGTTCCAAGCCAATCTTCGTCTTTTAGTCAAATTACACCAAGTCAATCTTCGTCTTTTAGTGAGATTTCACCAAGCCAAGACCCCGATTGGACAAACATAGCAGCGTAAAGGTACAAGAAAATGGCAAGTACATATGTAAATGATTTAAGACTTAATGAAATGGCTACAGGCGATGCGTCTGGTACATGGGGAACTAACACTAATACTAACCTAGAACTAATAGCAGAAGCTTTTAGTTACGGCTCAGAAGCCATTGCAGATGCCTCAACACACACTATAACTATAGCAGACGGCTCTACTGATGAGGCTAGAAGTTTTTATTTAAAATGCACAGGTGGCGGTCAAGCTTGTACGGTAACGCTTGCACCAAATACGGTATCTAAAGTTTGGATAGTAGAAAACGCAACCAGTTATACACTTACTTTTTCGCAAGGATCAAGCGGGGCTAATGTTGCAGTTTCTGCGGGTCAAGTAAAAATGATCGCTACCGATGGTGGCGGTGCTTCGGCAGGTATTGTTTATGACTTATTAACCGATGTTGATTTAGCAGGTACAACTACCGCAGCTACTTTAACCGCCTCTGGAACCGTAACAGCGGCTACTTTAACCGCCTCTGGAGTTATAACAGGGTCTACGGTAGAGGCAACAGGTGACACAAGCGCAGGTGATAACGCAGCGATGGGTTATACTGCCGCAGAAGGATTAATCCTTACGGGTCAAGGCTCAACAAACGATGTCACCATCAAAAACGATGCCGACGCAGATGTTATAGAAATCCCTACAGGGACTACAAATGTAACCGTTGCGGGAACATTAGGTACAGGCGGTGCTATTACCTCTGGTGCTGGGTTACTTATTGCTGATGCCGGATATATTGGCTCTGCAAGTGATACAGACGCTATACAAATAGAAGCTGATGGCGATGTTGTAATGTCTCAAGACCTAGCTATTAGTGGGACATTAGGGGTAACAGGTGAAACCACCCTTGCTACGCATCTTAACATGGGTGATAACGATATTATTAAACTTGGTGCTAGTAGTGACCTTCAGCTATACCACGATGGTTCTAACTCTTACGTACAGGACGCTGGTACGGGATTGCTGGTAATAAAAGGCAGCCAAGTAAATGTTAACTCTGCCGGCGATGAATCTATGGCCGCATTTGTAGAAAATGGCGCAGTTAGTCTTTATTACGATAACGCAGTTAAATTAGCTACAGCATCAGGTGGAGTTAATGTAACGGGTACTTTGACTGCGACCACTGAAGTTACTGTTAGCTCTGACGTGCGGTTTAAATCAAACATTGAAACTATTGATAGCGCATTAGATAAAGTAAAAGCCATGCGTGGTGTGTACTTTGATAAAAAAGACAAACGCTCTGTAGGCGTTATTGCACAAGAAATGCAAGAGGTCATGCCTGAAGTAGTGGTTACAGATGACACAGAAGACAAACATTTATCGGTGGCTTATGGAAACTTAGTAGGTGTATTGATTGAGGCTGTTAAAGAGTTGTCAGAAGAAGTAAGTGTGTTAAGAAACAATGTTCAAACGATCAAATTTGAGGACTCTTAACAATGGCGGTTACAAGTTCAGCACCTATTGATATTGGAGATTTAGTTACTGAGTTTGGCGGTGATGCCCCTCATTCTTTGACTGAATACTATCGTGGCGGCAGTCTTGTCCCTAATATTACAGCTAATAACGGTGTTCCTACTAGCGGTGCTATATCACTAACAGATTTTTTTGGAGCTACGGACACTCAGACCACAGGTGATTACACTATAACCATAGGTAGCGGGGTTATAGGGCTTGGCGTAAGCGTTACTGGGTTTGATGCAAACGGTCAGGTAGGTAGTTTTGGTTCTATAAGCACAAACACCATAGATTTTTCAGGATTTGACGTGACCATAGGCGGTGTTTACGCAACATCTAGCCAGCTATACTTTTACGTAACGTCTCATGTTGATAACAGTGGTTGGATTTCTATGACATTAGGAGGCACTACGTATAACCGCACTGACGCTAGTTACGCACAAGCAAACAGTTCTTTTTTTGGTGGAAACTACACTGTTTGGACTTGGAGCGCGAGTAACGCAATAGGATCTTCTGGCACAATTACGGTGTCTTGGTTAGGGTAGGATAATTAAATGGCAAGTTCGTATACAGGAAATTCAGGGATAGAAAAACCGGGAGACGGGGACCAGTCAGGCAGTTGGGGTGACACAATTAACACCAACATGGACATTATTGACCGATCCATTAATGGTGTCGGTGCAATTACCTTATCTGGAACTACGCACACATTAACTACTACTGACGGCACGTTAAGCGATGGCATGTATAAAGTCCTTGTCCTTGGTGGCTCTCCTAGTGGCACAAACACAATTACTATTGCTCCTAATGACGCAGATAAAGTTTACATAGTAGTAAACAGCAGTGGGCAGACTGCTACTTTTACGCAAGGCAGCGGGGCTAACGTCAGTGTTTTAAATGGCGACAGTAAGATCATCTATGCAGATGGCGCAGGTTCTGGAGCGGCAGTAGTTGATATAACTGCTAACCTGTCTTTCTCCTCTGTCAACATAGATGGCGGTACGATTGACGGGACGGTTATTGGTGGGGCTAGTGCGGCAGCAGGAACTTTTACTACCGTAACAGCTAGTGGAGAAATAGATGGTGCTTCTTTAGATATCAGTGGTAATGCTGATATAGACGGCACGTTAGAGACAGACGCATTATCTATTGCCAGCACAACAGTTACATCGACCGCAGCAGAGCTTAATTATAACGACACGGGCGCTGCTGTTGGCACAGTAGTAGCATCTAAAACGGTAACGGCAGACGCTAATAAAGATGTTGCATCTTTTCGTAATATTACGTTAACAGGTGAATTAGACGCTGGCAGCCTTGATATATCCGGGGATGCCGATATTGACGGTACTCTCGAAACTGATGCGTTATCTATAGCTAGTACCGCTGTAACGGCAACTGCCGCAGAATTAAACTACTTAGACATCACCACACTGGGAACATCTGAAGCATCGAAGGCTGTAACAGTAGACTCAAGCGGTGATCTGATTGTACCAGACAGCGATAAGTTTAAGTTTGGCGCAGGATCTGACATGCAGTTGTACCACGACGGTACAAACTCATATATTACTAACGGCACAGGCATATTAAAGATAGCCACAGAAACTTCTGGTATAGCCATTAATATAGGTCACGGAACGTCAGAAGTTACCTTTGGCGACAATGTAACTGTTACTGGAGATTTTACAGTAAACGGTACAACCACAACGATAAACACAACTAATCTTACTGTTACCGACCCACTAGTAAAATACGGTCAAGGGTATACAGGCACAGCGTATGACGAAGGTTTTATTATTACGCGAGGCAACGGCTCTGCTACCAATACTGCTAACAAAGGTTTTATATGGGACGAGTCTGCTGACGAATTTGCTGCAATAGCCTGTAATACAGAAGACGGCACGACAGCAGGAAATGTCACAATTAACAGTTATGCCGACCTGCAAGTAGATAAGTTAACAGGTGGAAGCCTTGATATATCCGGGGATGTTGACGTAGACGGCACTTTAGAAGCTGATGCTATGACACTGAACGGGACTGCCATTACGACAACGGCTACGTTATCTACAGGAATTAGCAATACTAATGTACCAGTGTTCACTAGCGGTGTGGCAGATGATGACTTTTTACGAGTTGCGGGAACATCTATAGAAGGCAGGTCTGCTGCTGAGGTATTATCAGATATAGGAGCATCTGCTGTAGCAGGTTCTGGCTCTATTGTTACTACTGGCGCATTAAACTCTGGAAGCATTACATCTGGGTTTGG